AGCGTTGCCCCACAGGAGCAGATGGGTCATGAGTGTCTCACGGAACACGAAAGAACTCATTTCCGGGTTTGGCTCATCGTGAAGCAAACGGTACAGAGGATGGTCGAGTGCCTTTTCCTTGCCACCGTCATCGTTGTATTTGTAGAGATGCAGCGGAAGCCCCGCCACAGCCTCTGCCAGGATACGGACACAGGAATACACTGCAGTCATCTGCATGGCAGACCGCTCGGTTACATTTTTGCCGGAGGATGTTCCACCCATATAAAAGGCATAGGAACTTCCGGCTGTACGGTTCTGAGGCTTATCTCTGGATTTGAACAGCCCAGAAAAGATACCCATATCACATCACTCCCTTCAGATAAATAAAATGCCTCGGTCATCGTAGACCGAAGCAGAAGTATCGTTACCACAGCGGATCGCACGGTCGAGCGCCATAATGGTAGCAACAGCACCGTCAATCTTCTCCGTGGATTTTTCCTTATCCGGCTTGATGTTGCCAGCCGGATCGGTGCGAATGAAGATGTTATCCATCATCCAACGGAGAACGGGATGCCCGCCGTGGGCGATGCGTTCCTCAAGCACCAATTTCATCAGTTCCTTTGTCGGAGGGGACATATCTTTGAAGCCCTGTCCGAAAGGAACGACCGTGAAGCCCATACCCTCAAGGTTCTGCACCATCTGCACAGCACCCCAACGGTCAAAGGCAATTTCACGGATGTTATATTTCTCACCGAGCCGTTCTATGAACTGCTCAATGTAACCGTAGTGAACCACGTTGCCTTCAGTGGTCTGCAGGAAACCCTGCCGTTCCCATACATCGTATGGCACATGATCTCGCCGGACACGCAGATCCAAGTTATCCTCTGGAATCCAGAAGTACGGAAGAACGACATATTTATCGTCCTCATCGGTGGGCGGGAAAACCAATACCAAAGCCGTGATATCTGTGGTGGACGACAAGTCCAGACCTCCGTAGCAGACACGGCCTTCCAAATCGTCCTCGTTAACGGTGAACTCGCATTTATCCCAAATGTGCATCGGCATCCAACGGATAGCCTGCTTGACCCACTGGTTCAAACGAAGTTGCCGGAAAGCGTTCTCCTCACCGGGGTTTTGCTTTGCCGACTCACAGGCGTCACGCACTTTGTCGATGCCGACCGTGATGCCGAGAGAGGGGTTGGCTTTCTTCCAAGTGGCGGGGTCTGTCCAGTCGTCAGCCTCATCTGCACCGTAGATGACGGGATAAAAGGTATGGTCAATTTTTCTGCCTTCAATGATGTCCTTTGCCTTTTGGTGAATCTCATAGCAGATGGACTTCGTATCATTGCCGGCTGTGGTAATCAGAAAGTATAGGGGTTGCATACGAGCATCGCCGGAACCCTTGGTCATAACATCAAACAACTTTCGGTTCGGCTGGGTATGTAGCTCATCAAAGACAACTCCGTGTGTATTGAAGCCGTGCTTATTGCCGACATCGGCAGACAACACCTGGTAGATACTACCCGTGGGCTGATAGATGATTCGCTTTTGAGAATCCAGGATTTTTACTCGCTTGGAAAGCGCCGGACACATACGAACCATATCCGCAGCCACATTAAAAACGATGGATGCCTGCTGTCGGTCGGCTGCACAGCCGTAGACCTCGGCACGTTCCTCACCATCACCGCAGGTCAGAAGCAGAGCCACGGCAGCCGCCAACTCGGACTTGCCTTGCTTCTTGGGGATTTCGATGTAGGCGGTATTGAACTGGCGGTAGCCGTTGGCCTTCAGCGTTCCGAATACATCACGGATGATTTGTTCCTGCCAGTCAATCAGTTCAAAAGGCTTTCTTGCCCAGGTGCCTTTGGTGTGGCACAGGCTTTCAATAAAGGCGACCGCATAGTCAGCGGAGGCTTTATCGTAATAAGACCCTTCATTCATGAAACGGGTCGGTTTGTACTTTTTCAGTTTTCTGATATGCGTCACCTCCTCAAAAAGGGCGTAAAAAAACAGCCCTATGGCTATAATGTGGTTGCGCTTACATTTTGGTGCGCAACCTCCGTATACGAGGAACAGAGCCTCTCGGCTCTATCCCAGGGCTATTGGGTTTTAGTAGTTATTACCGTGAAGCAGAATCTCCAATGCAAGCTGGGTGTCTGGGTCGGCGGGTTCGATGTCCCAACCTCTGTCATAGTTGCATACGATTTTGCCATCTCGCTTGAGCATCAGCTTGCTGACCTTGCCACCCTCGATGCCGAACCTGGAAGGCTCGTCGAAAACCTTCATCCAGTAATGGAAGATGCTATTGTAAACCTTGAGGCTACCTTCTTTCCACATCGCTGCGCCCCTCCTTAAATGCTCTTCATGCGAATGGCAGGAATCCGAGCGCGTTCGCCGGTCTGCCAATCGGTGTAGCTTGCGTTGACCTCGGTAAGCCCTGCCATCTGGAAGCCGTGCTTCTCGAAGGCTGCCAGGGTGGGAATGAGGCTTGAGAAGGTGCTGCTGATGGTGAATTCGGTGATTCCGGCTTCTTTGAAGGTGTCCGCAATGGACTCGATGTCGGTGTCCCAAATGACCTCGGAGAAGTCAACCAGGTCGTTGCCTGCGCCAATGCTCTTGCGGTATGCCCAAAAGGCGGTGCTGTTGATGCCGTAGTCCTTAAGGCTTGTTGCCTGCTCGGTGATGGCTCTTTCAAAAAGGTCGATTTTCTTCATGGTGGTGTACCTCCGTTTGTTTTGTTGTGAGTGTATATTACCGTCATAGTCGGAATATATCCAGACATTTCGGAGATATAAACTACACAATCTTTCGGGGTAAAAAGTGTGTGTATTACACCTTTTTACACTCGTCCTCGACCTTCCTACAGGAGTCCTCGCCATAGGCAACACCCAAGCCGGAACCGCAGTCCCAATCCACGTGGATGGTGCCGACGCTGTCCACCGCACGAACTGTCCCACGGCAACCGGGGTGTAATTTCGTGTTGTATGGGTCGCTCATGTGGACAAGTTCCACACGGCATCCAACGGGGTAAGCCTGGCGGATGCGATCCACCGTTTCTTTACTCGGAAATCTCATTCTTCGCACCTCCTTTGAAAGCGGAACTGCCCGTCAGATTGCGGAGCAGGATTTTGCGTTCGGATTTGTATTCCTCACCGATGAAGCCCAGGCGCAGGAGGAAGCAGCGGAATGCGTACTTGTCATTGTCCGTTGCCTTTTCCTTTGCCACCACACGCTTCTGATTCCGTGCCATCTCACACAGCTTGCAGATGAAGGTGTCGTAGGCTTTCATCTCGTCCGGGGTGGGAATGCCGGGAAACCAAGGGAAGGAAACCTTCGTGTCGGTGATTTCCAGGGGAAGGTTGTCCGTACCCAGGGCTTTTTTGATAAGGTTGCCCTTGGCTGCGATGATGCCCTTGAGGTTTTCCAAGTTGGCATCGGTGAAAAGGCTGCGGGGCATGGAAATGCAGATGCCCTGGAAATCGTCGGGAAGTTCCTCTTCCTCGGTGTGACTCTGATTAATGTCAAAGCCCTCATCGTAGATGTGCTGAAGCAAGCGTTCAATGACCTCGCTGTCGGCACTGTCATCAAAGGTGAGGCTGCCATTCTTCTCGATGGTGAAGCAATCCACCTGGTAGGCACAGGAAGGAACTCCGAGGTATTTGGCTTCGCAACCCGTCCACTGCGCGATGGTCTGAACCAGGCGCTTGCGTTCTGCGCCCGTTGCGTTGATTGTGATTGTCATGGTAGTGACCTCCTTTATTTTTGGTAGTCACATATTACCGTCAGTGTGCAGATATAGCCAGTTATATCTGCACACACGGGCGTAGATTATGTGGAGAGATTTTCGACTTCGTTTTGTGTACACCAGACAATGCCGGAAAGCACAAAAACCACGCAGGGCAAAGCCACTCCGTTACCCCACATCTTATATTCGGCTGCATCCGAATGAGGGTCACGCAGCCATTTGGCAATCTGCTTCAGCGTCTTGGGCTTGGTGGACGAGCCGACAATCTTCCGATGGGTTTCAAACACATCGTACCAATAGCGAAGGTCATCCGTGGTAGGCTCAATGCCCAGGTCATCGCACCACCAATCCGGGAAACCCTGCAAGCGGGCGCACTCGGTAGGTGTCAGTCTGCGGACGGTATAGCCATTCTGCACGGCGCCGGGACCTTTGGCAACGAGGGTCGGCTGTAACTCCGGCTCAAAGGTCGGAGAGAACTTTGCGTTCTTGCCTTGGTTGAAAGTGTCCCTGCCGATGCCGTAGCAAACGGCCGTAGGGTCTTTGTAATCCCTGGCAAGGACGGTGGGTGCTTTGTCCTCGGCAACCTGGGCGAAGCTGCCCGTGGTCATTGCATAGACAGCGTGGCGGTCGACCGTGTTGAGGGTATACATCACATCGGACTCTTTGTAGCCGTCCCCCTGGTGGGAAGGGCGGGTGCCGTTGCCCTCGATCACAATGATACCACCCTGGTTGCATCCGGGGTTTCCGCCATTGCCGTCAAGGGTACGAGAAGTATCCGCTTCGTAAATACCGCTGTGGGGATTGGCAGATTTCATAGCGTTGCTGTCGTGGGAACTGATGCCGTATGCCTGCAGAACACAGTTGAAATGGTTCTTGTCCGGCATTCGCTGATTGCCACCTGCATTGTGAGCGGTAAGCGTGGAAGCGGTCTGTTCACCGTCCCAATTGCAAGGCTCGAACAAGGTTTGGTCGTTGTTGCAGGACAGAGTGGCGGATTTGTTCTCCTGGATGAGCGGACCCTTGCCACCGCCTTCACAGCCGGAGCGGATTTTCATCACAAGAGGAACATTGCCACCGCCAGTTCCCATACGAGAAGTAAGGGTCTGTACCTTATCGTCCTCGGAGATGGTAACACGGCTGTCTGCCGGGTGGTTCTCCAACGCAACTGCGGCAGGAACAACACCCGCTCGGAGTGTCGGAGAGGTTTCTTCCTCATAGCCGATGCTACGACTCTTGGAAGAATGCTCGGTACAAAAGCCTGCAGACTCCATCACACAGGGTGGATGGTGAGCCTCGGCACGGAGAGTGCAGGTGACCTCATCGGTGACATCCATTCGATTGCCACCCTGGTCATTCAGCACGATGCCGTTTCTGCCGGTACTCATTCCGCAGTTCACACCGAGGGTGGAACTGACAGAACCGGTCAGATCTCCGTTGTAGCCATCGAAGCCTGTTGCTCCAATGCAATCCGCAACACTTCCGGCAGCTCTTTGCCACGAGCGGAAGCTCTCCGCAGAATACCTTGACAAGCCTTCGGACTTAAAAAGTACGTCGCAGGCACTCCGACCTGCAAAATCTGCGACAAGGTAGATACGTTTTCTTCTTTGGGGGACTCCCCAATGTTGAGCGTCAAGAACTCTGTAAGCAACGCTCCATCCGTCTCCCATGTAGCAGTCGGCATAAGGCCATCTTGCTTTTTCAGGCATAGGCACCTGGGTGGACGGCTCGACAACACCGATGACCGCTTCGAGGACTGCCTGGAAGTCGCATCCGGCATTCGATGAGAAGGCGCCGGGGACATTTTCCCAACAGATCCAACGGGGGTATTTTCCATGTGTAGCACACCTCATTTCCTTAATGATACGGATGGCTTCATAAAAAAGAGACGACCTCGAACCATCAAGACCGTCTCGTTTGCCCGCCACCGACATATCCTGACAGGGTGAGCCGAAGGTTATAATGTCCACGGGTTCGATTTTTCCGCCATCCATTTTGGAAATATCGCCGTAGTGTTTCATGAAAGGCAGTCGCTTGGTGGTTACCCTTATAGGAAACGGCTCAATC